CGCATAAACTCCTCATACTGCTGCCGTCTCGAAGCCGGAAGCTGGCTGAGGGTGTAGGATGTGATGTAGTCCCGCGTCTTGACCCCAAAATATCCGTTGGACAGCGGAAACAGGAAGGTAAAGGCGCAGAAGTCGTCGCCCATGGAAAGGTCCGCGCCCATGGCGCAGGGCATCTGCCAGAAACTTCTCTTCCTGTGACACAGGGTCTCCTCGTAGGGGAAGAAATAGGTGTAGCCCTCCATGGGCAGGTTGAAGCGCTTGGCCAGAATATCGTTTCGGGCGCTGGGGGATTTCTCCGCACGCTCCACATCCAACTGGTAGGTCTCGTAGCTCACGGTCTTGCCCAGGTTCGGGTTGGCCTTCAGCCACATCTCCGGCTGGCCCACTTCCTCAATGGAGTCCAGCTTGTAGTACCAGATGGACACATGGGGGTTGACGTACTCCCCTTTCAGGATGCTTATCAACTCCATTTTGATGTCGTCGCCGCAGCCGTTGCGCACCGTGCCCTCAGAGGAAGCCGCCACGATGAGGTAATTCTCGTTCTTGGCTGCGCCCTGTTCAATGGCACCAATGGGGTCTTCCCGAATGTCGCAGGAGAGCCACTCGTCCACCGTCGCCACAGTGTCGCGCCGTCCTTGTAGCTTCTCAATGGTCATCGGGCGCACTTCCAGCAGGCTGTTGGTCAAAAAGTTCTCGATGCCCTTCTTGGTGGAAGCCATCTTCACCCGGTCTGCCTTGGAGCCGGTGGTGTTTTGCAGGCTGCCCTCGGTCATAAACTGGAACACCGGCCCCTTTGCCCGCGCCAATGCGGTGCGGAAAGGTGCCAGCACCTCCTCGGCCTGTTTCATGGTCGGGGCGGTGGTCAGCTGCTGGGTCGTGGTGGTGTACGCCGTCAGAAAGTACGCCTGCAAAAACTCCAGATACATGGTCTTCGCGGCCGATCGGGTAATGATGAGGTATTGCTTTGTCACCAGCCGCTTTTTCAGCCGTCGGGTCTCGTAGTGTCCGCCGCCTCCGCGCTCGTTCGGCACAAAGATGCTTCGTTCCACAAAGTAATACCACCCAAAGATCTCTTCAGCCCATAACTTGAAACTGTCCAGCAGCTTCACGTCGGTGCCGTCGGTCAGGGTCAACTCATCCTCGCAAAAGGAGATAAAGCCGTTCACCGCCTTGTCGTCATAGTAGATGCCCGGGTTGGCGATCAGGTCGTCGATCCGCTCCATCTCCATGGCAATCTCCCGGCATACGGGTATTTCGCCACGCATCACGGCCTCCCGAAAACGGCCGTAGTAGATCGGCGTGGCCGTGTTCGATAATGCCATTTTGGTTCCTCGTCTTGCTCCGTTTCACTCGTTCAGGCTTTGGGCCGGTAAAAGGGCTTGTCCAGGGTGTAAAAACATCGGATATCATCCGGGCATTCGCTGGTTCCCTGTCGGGCGCATCCGTTACAGATATCCTGCGTTACCCGCCCAAACCAGTCCTTTTTCTCCGGTGTTTCCATCCAGTGCTCCACCCATCGTGCTGCTACTGTCCGTCCCATGTGTTGTCATGCTCCACGTTCAGCCGCCATTCCATCTCGGAGGCGGTATTCTTCAGTGCTTCCATGGTGGTGCTGCTCTGGGGCGGGTCAAAGCCCAGCAGCCGTAC